AACTTTTGCAGTAAATACTACTGAAGCATCAACAGGATTGAGAAGTGGTATTTATTGGATTAGAGTAACTAATACATTGCCTACTACTTCAAATATTAGGTCAGGAAATAGGACTGAAAATATTAGTGGGGTTACAGGTTTAATTGGTCATTCAAGAAGTACAGCAACACAATGGTATGTAAATAATAATTCAACAATTTTAGTTGGTTCTACAACTGCAAGCACTTTAAGTCCTGAAACTGTAAATACATTTTCACTTGGTGCATATAATGATTTAGGCAGTATTACTAATTTTAGCACACAACAAATGGCATTTGCATTTTATGGTGAACCTTTGTTATCGTCTGAAATGACAAATTATTATACAGCTATACAAACATTTCAAACAACACTCGGAAGACAAGTATGATATACGTAGGACTATTAACAGAATCGCAAAAGAATGAGCTTGTCGGTCAGCTTTACGATGAAGACAGCTATTTCAACCCAATTTTAGATTTTTTTGACCAATGGATAATTTCTGTTGAGGAAATGGAATTTTGCGTAACTCCTGAGTTTCAATGGGTCAAAGATTTGCCTTTGATTGAATATATACCTAAACCTGAACCTCCATCACCAGAAGAATAAAAATTAAAAACTATGTTAGGCGGTTTATTAGATAATGAGGAAAGAATATATTTGTCTGATAAGTTTTATGATGAATATAAGCCATTTACTCCTTTATTGGATGCAGAAGAAAATTGGATTATACCGTTACACCAAATATTTGAAAACAAAAATATAGACTGTTGGTGGGTAAAGCATTTACCAATAGTTGAATACAAGCACTAAACCCATGTTTTTACAAGTACCCCAAGAGATAAGCTATCTGACAAATTACGGAATCTTAGGACTATTCGCCATACTAATGATTGGCGTTATAATTTTTATGGGCAAACAGTTTTTTGCTTGGCATAAGAAAAATGAAGCAAGAATACAGGAGCTTGAAAAACGACACGATCAATATATGACGGAAGATCGTGCAAGACTTATCGATACTGTAAACAGTAACAACAATGTCATTGAAAATAATACTGCAATGATGAAAAAACTTCTTAACCTTGTTGAAAGATTAGAAAGATGAAACAGACAATACTATTTATTGATGCCGGTCATGGAGGGCTAGATCCAATGACAAAGAAGTATTTGACTCCTGAAACAATAGGGAAGAAAACACTACACACAAATGGTAAAGCATACCATGATAATGGATGGTTCTATGAAGGCCATTTCAATAGACAGTTTGCAAATGAGTTTATGGAAAAAGCTATAGCAGCAAGATTCCATTGTATTCCAGTGTACCACCCTTGGAATGACAACTCACTAAAAGATAGAACAGACTCTGCTAATCAGATTGCAGCAAAATATGGCACTAGGTCATTATTCCTTTCGTTCCATGCTAATGCAGCAGGGATGAGTACAGCTCCACAGACAGGTGCTGAAGGAGTTGGTGCTTTTGTGTACAAACTTAATTCAGAAACTGCTGGTCTTGCTTTGTCTATTTGCCAAGGACTTGAAAAGATATTCGATAGATATGGCAGCAAAAGACGCGCGTCATTAGTATTAGACACTTCATTGCATATTACGTCTGCTACAAGTATGCCGGCAATTTTGTTTGAGCTTGGATTTTTCGATAATCCAAATAATGCAGATCTCTTGATAAACCCAACATTCAGAACTGCACTTATTACGTCAATAATTGAGACACTCAAAACAAAAGTTATATGAGAAAGAAATTCAAAGATACCAAAGTTGGAAAGTTCTTATCTGAGAAGGCTCCAAAGATTTTGCAGGCAGTTGGAGATATACTCCCTGAGAAGGGCGCATTGGGCATTGTAAAGAACTTAATCAACTTATCCGATGACTTATCCCCTGAGGACAAACAAATGCTCTCAGAGGAGATTTTAAAGCTTGAGGAGCTTGAGCTAAAAGATAGAGACTCTGCAAGAAATAGAGAGATAGAGATAGCAAAAATCCACAAGTATGACTTCTTGTTCTATCTAACCGGAATAATTGGACTTGCTGCTTTCTGCTTTATGATATATGCAATCGTGTACCTGACCATCCCTACCGAGAATAAAGAGGTATGGATCCATCTGATAGGTATTACAGAGGGGATTGTGATTTCAATATTTGGCTACTACTTTGGTAGCTCAATTAGAAGAAATTCAAATTAAATATCTATATTTGCCAATTAAATAAAATCAAATCAATTATGAATTACGTTTCAAAAGAAGAGCTTGAAAGAATCCAAGCTATGAACTCAGAATTTGCTAAAGCAAAGATGGCATTAGGAGAACTAGAGCTAAACAAGCAAGGCATCTTAGGTCAGATTAACGCTATGCGTCAAGAGTTCTCTGAATATGAAAGGATACTAATTTCGAAATATGGCCAAGACTCTGTTATAAATTTACAAACAGGCGAGGTCACCCAAAAAACATAAATAATGGCAAAGATAAGTACATACGCTACTACAGCACCGGCCCTTGGTGATATGCTCATTGGCACTGATGTCAATGACATGAACAGCACTAAGAATTTTACCATAGGAAGTTTATTGTCACTCCCTGGGTCAACAACGTATGTACCTTATACAGGAGCAACGAATGACGTATTTCTTTTAGGATATGGATTCTATGCTAATGAGTTTGTTGTTTATGGAGGGACATCATCACAGTTTCTAAAAGCAGATGGGTCAATAGATAGCACTGCTTATTTGCCTGTATCTACTGCCGCATCAACGTATGTCCCATATACAGGAGCGAATGCAAATGTAGATTTAGGTGTATGGCAGTTAAAGGCAAGTAGTATATACACTGTTCTAGCCGAAATCGAGTTCATTAATTCAATTACAGATGACTTTGAAATAAAGGATCAAGGCAGTAACTTTCCTGGATTAAAATTAGACTTTAACAATGGAATTTATTATCTAGGAGATAGTGCAGGATTTGTTAACGGTACCTATATCAAAGTTGACGATGCCAACAGCAGAGTAGAGATAAGCAAAGCTATCTATACCAATGCTAGTACAGGCACAGCAGGTCAGATATTGACAAGTCAGGGAGCTGCACTTCCTGCAACTTGGGTAACACCAGCTTATTTAGTTCCTACTTATGGTTCATTCTATGACGTTGTTACTCAGACAACAACAGGTATGACATTGAAGGTAATGAACTTCGGGTCAAATGATATTGTGAGTGGAATAACAATAACCAATGATACATTTGGAAATCCAACAAAAATAACATTCTCAGCTACAGGTGTTTATAATATTCAGTTTTCAGCACAGCTTAAAAAGACAGGTGGTGGAGGAGCTACCATTTTCTACATTTATCTTATAAAAGATGGTAACCCAGTTTCAAACTCAACAACAGCAGTAACGCTTGAAAATAATGGAGATTTGACTGTAGCTGCATGGAATTGGTTTATTGATATCCCTTCATTGCCATCAAATTGCCAAATAGGGTGGTATGCAAATAATGCCAATGGAGAATTGCATTATGATGCATCTCCTGTAGTTGGTATACCAGCTATCCCATCAGTAATATTGACAGTTAATAGAATATCGTAATGGACGTAAGGAAGATATCGATAGGCGCTGATTATAAGAACGCAATGCATTATGTTGTCGGGCAGAAAGTCCTAGGTGACACCAATGAGATACATCTTATAAGAAGAGACCAATCGGGATCTATCCGCATCTACATAGTAAACAAGAAGGGCGAGATAGTCCTATGGAAAGAATTTAATGATACAATTCCAACTTCAATCGAATTTAATATAGATTTTTAATGAAATCACCGACTCAGTTTATAGTAAAGCCTGTAAATGGGAGTCGATATAACAACACAAAAAGCATAGCCGGTGTTGAGTTCATTATAAACACCTCTGAGGAGGAGTTTAAGTTCTCAAATCGTTATGCTGAGGTTATAGAGACACCTATAGATTACAGCGGTCCAATAAGACCAGGGGACACCTTAATCGTCCACCATAATGTCTTTAAGTTCTACAACGACATTAAGGGTAGACGCAAAAGCGGAAAGAGCTTTTTCAAGGAGGACCTGTTCTTTATTGATGATGAGCAGTTTTATTTGTATAAGAGTGACGGAAAGTGGCAAGCATATGATAGGTATTGTTTCGTAAAGCCTATACCTGCTGAAGAGAGCTACATAAAAAAACCGTTCACACTTGAGCCTTTAATGGGTACAATGAAATACCCTAATGAATATCTAAGAAGTAAAGGTGTCAACGAAGGAGATACCGTGTGCTTTGCCCCTAACGGTGAGTACGAATTTGAAATTGATGGTGAAAAGCTATATAGGATGTATGACCATTTTGTGACAATGAAACTAGAGCCGGTATGAGCAACAGAGAGATAAAGCTTAAAATAATAAACTCTGGATACAAGGCCATAGAGGAATTGATAAAGGTTGCAGAGGAGAGTATCATCACTCAGGAAGAGGGCGATATATCAGCAGATAAGTTAAAGAATGCAGCAGCATCCAAGAAGTTGGCAATATTTGACGCATTTGAAATACTCAGTAGAATAGAATCCGAGAAAGAATCTCTTGATTACATAGAGAGAGGTATTAGTAAAGTAGACTCAAAACAAGGCTTTGCAGAAAGACGATCAAAATAGACTTTATTATGTCGTGAAGGATTTAATTCCTTTAAATGCGATTGGTAATAAAAATAGAGTTCGCTCTTGGCTGTACGGTTACAATGAGCAGTATGACGTTGTCGTTATCTCAAAGAGCGGTCAGATAGGCGAGGTTATAAACATCTCAGGGGTAAACATAGCTCTTCCTCCTGCACCGGAGAACTGCCACAAAAGGAGCGACTCAAAAGCAGAGCAATACTGGGATCGAAATCCAATACCTAGAGAACTTGAGAAGATAAACTCAATCTTCCAATGGAATGACAAGCCAAACGAGTTCAAAAATAAATGGGTTGACTATATAGAGACCGAGTTCGATTATCGCGAGCAAGGCTATTGGTTCATGAATAATGGTACCCCTTGCTATATCACAGGGTCTCATTATATGTACCTACAATGGTCAAGCATAGACGTTGGTTATCCTGACTTCCGAGAAGCGAATAGAATCTTCTTCTTGTTTTGGGAAGCTTGCAAAGCGGACCCAAGATGCTTCGGTATGATATACCTAAAGATAAGACGCTCAGGTTTCTCATTCATGTCATCCTCCGAGTGCGTAAATCTCGCAACATTAGTAAAGGACGCGCGACTAGGTATCTTGTCAAAGACAGGTGCCGATGCCAAGAAGATGTTTACTGACAAGGTGGTCCCGATCAACAACAAGCTGCCGTTCTTCTTCAAGCCAATAATGGATGGTATGGACAAGCCAAAGGTAGAGTTGGCGTTTCGCGTACCGGCATCTAAGATTACCAAGAAGAATATGCACGAGGTCAATAACAATGACATAGTCGGATTGGATACCACTATTGACTGGAAGAATACTGAGGAGAACTCCTATGACGGTGAGAAGCTATTGTTCCTAGCTCATGACGAGTCAGGTAAGTGGGTCAAGCCAAATAATATCCTAAACAATTGGCGCGTAACAAAAACTTGTTTGCGTTTGGGTAGCAAGATTATAGGCAAGTGTATGATGGGATCTACCTCAAATGCCTTGAATAAGGGTGGTGATAACTTTAAATCCTTGTACTACGACTCAAATGTTGAGAATAGGAATGCCAATGGCCAGACAAAGAGTGGGCTATACTCCTTATTCATCCCGATGGAGTGGAACATGGAGGGCTTTATTGACAAGTACGGTATGCCTGTGTTCAGGAAGCCTGAGAAGCCAATAGAGGGAGTCGATAAGGGCAAGATATCAAATGGAGCGATTGACTACTGGGAGAACGAGGCAGCGTCATTAAAGAATGATGCCGATGCATTGAACGAGTTCTATCGTCAGTTCCCAAGGTCAGAGTCCCACGCATTTAGAGATGAGAGCAAACAGGCGATATTTAACCTGACTAAGATATATCAGCAAATTGATTACAATGACTCGTTAATCAAGGAGCAGTACATGACAAGAGGCTCGTTCTCTTGGAAAGACGGAATTAAAGACACAAAGGTTGTATGGACTCCAAATAAACATGGAAGATTTTTAATTAGCTGGTTCCCTCCTGCGCATTACGCAAACAATGTACATACAAGGAATGGAATCATGCATCCAGGTAATGAGCATTTAGGGTCATTTGGATGTGACCCATATGACATCTCAGCAGTTGTTGGAGGAAGAGGTTCAAGTGGATCGCTGCATGGGATGACAAAGTTCCACATGGATGACGCTCCAGTGAATGAGTTCTTTTTGGAATATATAGCAAGACCACAAACAGCAGAGATATTTTTTGAGGAAATACTTATGGCTTGCGTTTACTACGGAATGCCAATACTTATAGAGAATAATAAACCAAGGTTATTGTACCATTTTAAAAATAGAGGATACAGAGGATTTTGTATGAACAGACCAGATAAGCAGTTTAACAAGTTGACAAAAACAGAGCGAGAGCTAGGTGGTATACCTAACTCATCTGAGGATGTCAAACAGTCTCACGCCTCTGCAATCGAGTCATACATCGAGAAGTTTATAGGGTTTGATTATACCGGTGCATATAGAGAACCTGACGTAATTGGCAATATGCCATTTACAAAAACACTTGAAGATTGGGCAAAGTTTGATATAAATGATAGGACTAAGTTTGACGCTGCAATCAGCTCAGGATTAGCAATTATGGCAAATCAGAAACACCTTTATATGCCAGAGAAGAAAGAATCAAAAATAATTATTAACTTTGCTAGATATACAAACGATGGATTAACAAGTCAAATAATGAAATGAAAGATATAATCATAGACATACAGTACTCGGACTTTCCTAAACAATGGGCAACTGATGCAGAGAAGGCATCAGAAAGCTATGGGCTGCAAGTTGGACAAGCAATCCAATATGAGTGGTTTAGAAAGGATGGTACATCTTGCAGATACTACAGCAGATGGAGAGAGTTCCATAAGCTTAGGCTCTACGCAAGGGGTGAGCAGTCAGTAGCAAAGTACAAGAACGAGCTAGCGATTGATGGTGACTTGTCTTATCTGAATATCGATTGGACTCCTGTTCCAGTTATACCAAAGTTTGTTGACATCGTAGTGAACGGAATGGCTGACAGGCTATTCAAGCCAAAGGCATATGCCCATGATGCTATGTCATTGGCAAAGCGCAATAAGTACCAGGACATGATAGAGACTCAGATGATTGGCAAGCCAATATTTGAGACGATCCAAAAGTTTACAGGGGCCAATCCATTTGTTACAGATCCGAACACGCTACCTGAGAATGACGAGGAGCTGTCATTGTATATGCAAATAAATTACAAGCCTGCAATTGAGATAGCAGAGGAGGTAGCAATAAACACAATATTTGACGAGAACCACTACTACGACACGAGAAAGCGCTTAGACTATGACATGACTGTACTTGGTATAGCAGTGGCAAAGCACGAGTTCTTGCTAGGTGAAGGCGTAAGGATTTCATATGTAGACCCAGCAAATTTGGTCTATA